CAGTACGCCATTGATGAAGTGGAATCCCAGTTCGAATTTTACCTGTTTGGACATTTCACGCAGCAACGCGTTTTGTCCCTCTGCCGGAAGCTCCGAAAACACGAGGTTCCCTTTTGGTTGCCATTTGCGCCAGATATTTTCAAAGGAACGGGGATTGAACTCCGTGTATGCCATGAAGTCCACCGGGGTCAAGGCACGTTCGTCATACGTGAAATCCCCCTTGCTGTCCTGGCTGGTTGGCATTTCCTTGCGCTTTTGAAGCATCTTTCCCGTCTTCATGCGGGGAAGGAAATACGCTTTTTCCACACCCGGTTCCATGTGGATCAGTCCCTTTTCTACTAATTCGTTGCTTGTTGCGGCCCGGGTAAGAAGCATTTCCAGCACTTCACCCGCATAGTTGGTATTGGTTACTTTAATCATCGTTTTGTTAAGATTTTAAGTTGTCTTTGATTTGTTTCATTCTGTTTTCCCATGCGGAGGTTTCCTCCTCACGGGTAGTCTGGATATCGTCCAGCACACGGCGGGACGGTTTCAGGGATTTAAGCACCGCCTCCGCATTTTCCGGATCGGATACTAAAAGGTCCTGGTACATCTTTCTCTGGTTCTCACGGATACGGCCGTCCTTTACGGCTGCGTCGACCAGGGCGTTCCTTTTGGCTTCGGCTTCTTTTTCTTCCTTGTCCTTATACGTTTGGAGGGAACTCTGAAGCTCGGTGATTTGGGCTGTCAAGCCGGATACGCGTCCGGCTTCCGTTTCCAGGTGTCCGATGTGCCGGAGCATTTCTTCGTCACTTGCCAGATTGGCGAATGACGGTCTCTTTCTTAATTCGTCTGTAAACATTGTATTTGGGTTTGGTTTTAAACGGTTTTGGAAAACATGGTATATTTCTTCAGGGGAAGAGGCCTCTTCGACGGGTTCCGTATCGTATATGCCATCGATCAAGCCTTCCTTTAAGGCTTCTTCCGCCGTGAACCAATGGTCCTTCCCGTCAAAAAAAGAAGATTTGATCTCTTCCCGGTCCTTCCCTGATTTTGCGGAATAGATATCGGCCAGGGTCTCTTCCAGGGATTCCAGTTCGTTTATGCAACGTTTATGGTCCTCCTTGTTCCCGTAACATCCGCCCGATACGCTGTGTACCACCAGGCGGGCGTAACGGCTCGCATATACCGGCTTTCCGCAGGAAGCTATCACGCTGGCTATGCTGGCTGCCACGCCATCTATATATAATGTAATATTCGAGCCACTGTTTCGAAGCGCGTTGAATATGGCAAGTCCGGCAAATACGTCACCGCCCATGGAGTTGATCCGGATATCCACCTTTTTATAAAGG